GAGGAGTTACGGAGACTGTGCCACCGCCTTCTGCCTGTTCACTACCTTCAAACTCTTCAGGAAACTCTGCCTGTATCCTCGAATTCAGTTCACTGTAATAATCAGATACAGAATCTGAGTCTTCAGGGTCTGGCATAAATCCTTCAGATAGAAGGTCGTTATGGACCGTATAGGCCATATTAGTCATGAGTTGTTCTTTGCGGGTTTCCCCACCGAACCAATCATTATTCTTTTGCCACTTCAGGGCATTTTTATCTACAGCAACTGGCTGACCTCGCCGGGCCTCAGGCCGAGGAGCCTCTCTGCCCCCTTCATCTGCCGGTCTAGCCTGTTCAAGGTCTCTGTCCTGCCTTGCAAAGTGAGCCTTGGCTCGCTCCACTAACATTTTTTCTGCCTTAAGCTGCATGAGACTGTCTTGCGCTTCAATCTCTTGATCGATGTCTCCAACTTCTTTCGAGGCTTTTAAGGTTATAAGAACTTCCCGTTCCTGTGCCTTAATACGCTCTTCATGTTCTACTAGAAGTTCTCGTTCCCTAGTCTGTGTAGAGGCCGCGAACTCAGCGGTTTTATTTCTGGACTCTTCATACCTCTTTTCGAGTTCAATGTAGTTTTCTTCCGCAGTTTTTGACCGCTTAATGAGTTGAGAAATGCGCCGTTGAGCACGCTTACCGAGCTTCTCACGGTCTTCATCAGAGAGAGGTTCCTCCTCCTCTAATACTTCCTCTTCTTCGTCCTCATCTTTCTTGACGACAACTTCCGCCGAGTCGTCTTCGTCTTTTTCTTTATAGTCTTCGACATTGAGTACCGTGCCAACATCCTTTAGCTCAATATCAACATCATCAATTCCATCGTTATCTATGAGGTCATCAACCTCAATTTCCTTTTCGTCGTCCATATGTCCCTCCATAGGTGCGAATCTACGTTAACGCATATCTTAAGACTAACACATTCCTTTACGGAATGCAACTACATGTGGGTTATATTATCAGGATCAGTAGTGGTAGCCATGATTTCGTCATCATTCATCAGCCTATACTCGTCCCCTTTGTAGAAGAACTTAGCTCCTGCAAAGCGTTCTATGAGTACAAAGTCCCCTGGTTCGACCCACGACTTACTAAATTTATCGGGTTCTCCGTAGGCTTGATCACCTATAGCGATCACTTTAGCCACTACTGTAGCCAATTTAGCGTTATCCTTAACCTGATCAGGCCGAATAATGCCACCTGCTGTCTTTTCAGAGATGGTTACGGGACTGACCATAATGCGCCAGCCGCATGGAACTACGGGTATTTCAGTCTTCTTCATCGTCGTCTCCTGTTAGTTGTTTGCGCATTGTTTTTAGGATATCATCAATACGAATATCTATTGCTTCTAGGGTGTGGATAGAACCCTGAACAAATCTATAGTCTTCCATATTCTCCACACCGTCCATAAGCTGTTGGACATTCGCTTCTTTCGACTCCCGAGTGGCTTTTTTAAGATTAGCCACAAACACTTGTGTGTTCTCCATTAACCAAAGAGCTTTTTCTTCCCGCCCTTGCGTGCAGGGATAGGAGTCGGCTTGGTCTTCTTACTGACCGGTTCAGCCTTGCCTTGATGGGCCATTAGTCTTTCCTTTCTGTTTAATTAGTTCGATTTCCTTCTTCATAGCGCGGTCTTCATCCGCGTTTACATCGTCGATCATCATACCCGCTTCCTCTAACGTTTGGTCACCACGCTTGAGGTCTTGATCTTTCTGGTCTTTCAAGTTTTGTGTAATCTGCTTGCCTAACGCTATATCAAGGTCATCCTGTTGCTTCTTCGCCTGGAGTTCCAATTTTTGTTCTTCCAACTTAATCATAGGATCAACACTCTTGCCAGCAAGGGCGGCAGCTTTAGCCTCATCCAACTTAAGAACGGCGTCAGAAACATTCATGGCAGCAATGGATATAGCTACCTCGACTTCAGGAGGCATAGGTGGAGGTGCAGATTGTCCCGGCTGGGCTTGGGGGACAGGCTGCATTAGCGCCTGGGCTGCCTGAGGGTCCTGCTGGCTCATCATCTCAATGAATTCCTTGCGTTGCTTAGCGGCCATATGGTCATTGATATGGGAGAGCATGATTTGTTTTAGGCTCTGGTTCTCCTGGTAGGCGGGGTTTTGGAGAATCATGGCATGAACAACCATATGGGCGTCATCATTCTGTGCAGGGGCTACGGCTAATGGTGTGCCGATCATGGCAGCCGAATTCTCACTCACAGGGTCTCCAGTAAATGGTTGAGTCTGTTCAGCCATGTAGCGCTCGGGTTGTTCGACTCCCATCGCCCGGTAGAGATCGAGGCGGATGGCCTTCATGTTATGGGCTGCAGGGTCCTGCATGGCCACCGTCATGATGGCGTTTAGCTTGGCTACCCGGTGCGCCTCAGTAGGCATATTCGGATCAGATACAGGGATAACATCTATAATCTTGGAGTCAAAGTCCGTGCGGAATACTCCTGTATTTCCGCCTTCTCCGGGCTGTTGCTCTAAGCCAGCCACTTCGTATGGGTACTCTTCTGGGAGATACTTGAAGTTTAGTTTAGCTAGGAGTTTTAGGTCACGCCCTTGAGCTGAATGCATACGTTGGTGGATGGCTGAGAAGAGCTTACCGGACTGTTCCAGTAATGCAAGAGTCGTGCCAACTGGGCCATAATTCGAGCTTTCTGAAACAACTGCGTCTGTCTGATCAGCAAACTCCTTAGCAGTTGTCACCATGAAGCCCATCAACTCATACAGGGTACGGGAGGGCTCTTTATAAGGAAGGGGGACCAGAGATTTCTGTAAATCACCTGCTGGTGCGTTAGCTTCTCTCCATTCACCGGGCTGTAGGGGATCGTCAGGAGCTAGAACACGCAGGCCATGAGCTTTGAATCCGGCAGGCAGATTAGCAAAGGTTCCTGCATCGGTGAGCTGACGAAGCGTAGAGGTTGCAGTCTTAGCCAGCCCTCCAATAAGATGAAGATACCCATAGCCATAAAACCCCAGGCCGGGCACGAAGCAATAATGAGTGAAGTGAACTTGTTTTTGATACGTTGTATCGCCTTCCTCCCAATTTTTACGTATGCTAAGAATTTCATCAGAATCCTTTTCAATAGTAACAACGTACGGAAGCATAAGACCGTTGGGCTCCTCAAAACCGGGTAGGTCTAGGTTGACATGCATCTCGTGAACTGTGTAGATTTCGTTGTTAAAGTTAGAGGGACGTGTCTTACCCTGCAGTTCGTCAACACTCTCTTCAGATTCTGTTAGTTCTGGGTCTTCCGGAGTACCAAGTTCAACATCTCTATAACTGCCTGCCAATTGATTACGTTTTATTTCATTGGCACTCATCCGCATGACATGAGTATAGCGCTCAGCAGTATCTAGGTCTTCAGCATAATAATCAATGACAAAGTCTTTGGCCATGACTAGTCGGGAAGCTGGCCTGTTGAGGGCCACATCCCAGTAAGTCTTTTTAAAGGAGGAACCAAACAACGCTGTGCTAAATAGTAACTTGTCTAATTGAGGTCCATACTCTGGCATCAATTGGGTGGTTTGATAATTTAAGAACTCTTTAACCCTTAGGGCTTGCTGCTCCTTCTCTGGGGTCACTCTGCCCACCACGCGGGTTCGAGCAGGTCCTTGAGAAGGATACAGCTCCCTAAAAGCTTTCGCCTGGAATTTTACGACTGCTTGGGAGAGTAGCGGATGGGAAGCGCCACAGGCTCCCCTAAATGGTCTGTCTTTTGTTTCAATCTTAAACCCTAAGAGTTCAATCGCTTCAGCGGCAATAGAATCCCAGTCTGCGCGAGATGATTTATCTTCGTTAAATGCTTCCCCTAGATCGCTAGCTAATTGTCCGAGAATGTCTTCGCCGCCTTCTCCTTCAGCAATTACAATTGCAAGGTTGTCATCATGGCTGGTTTCGAGGGCAGGTGGCGCCTCTTCCTCCAAATCCTCTTCGGAGAAGTCAAATTCCACCACAGACTCGTCATCATAAACATCCTCGTCCGTTGGGACGTCAGGATTTTCATATTCACTGTCGTCCTCAAATTGATTCAAATTTACTATGTCGCTACGGGGTGGCATTAATAATATCCTCCAATAGACTGCCTGCCTCTAATTATATCATCTTCTGAGATGTTATGCCAGGGATCGTCCGAATGGACTACATATCCACCCGTGGTCATCCATATGACAGCTTGGGTAACGGTGTCAACGTAATCATCATGTTCAGAGTTTGGGAAGGCGCGACATTCTTCAATCACGTCCTGTGCCCAGGATTTACTCTTCGGTGCGAACACTCGCTTATTATGAAAGATGGCGGACGCAGCATACGCCCGTGCCACCTTATCCCTGTCGGGGTTATACTCAATTACGGGCAGACTTGCCAATCTTAACTCCTGAATCAGAGATTGTCCCGAGGCTTTCTTTTCGATCAGTACCGTATCGGGCTTATGCTTGTGATACTTCTCAAGAACCTTGGATCGCAGCTGCGGGTAGGTCCAGTGGCCCCGGCCTGCTCCCAATAACAGCAAACATGGCAAATCTTCCATGGATTTCGCGGATTCGTTCCAGAAAGAGTTGTTAAAGATTCCCCAAAGCGTATATGCCGAGTAATCTGCCGATGTTCGCTCCGAAAACGCGGTATCTAGAGACATAAGGAGGTGATCACACTGTGGTGCGGTCTCTGACTCCCAATCCTGCCAGTATTTCGTCTTAATTATGCCACCTTCCACCGGGGTAGGGTTCTGCATGTACAATGCGTCCCACTGAAACGGCGGGGTGTTGTGTTTAGTGGCGATCATCTCCTCTGTAGACCAGTGATAGTCCTGATCCATGGAGGGCGCGGGCCAGAAGGACTCACCGAGCACCATTTCGGGGTAATCTTTCGGCAGAATCCCCTGATCTATAAGGGTTTGGCGGGCCTTCTTGAGGGGACCAATGGATTCGCGGGTATTTAGGGCCGGAATTCGGACCACAGACCACTTATCTGCGTACAGGTTTTCCCTCTCCTTTTTTAGGAGGTCTCCTGAGAGGTCGTCCTCCGTCCAGCGCGTCTGAACTATACATACTCTGCCCCCTGGCATCAGCCGGGTTCGGAATCCTCCGGGGTACCAGTTGTTGATCCTTTCTCTTGAGGCTTTTGACCAAGCATCTTGCTCTGAGAGCGGGTCATCGATGATACCAAGATGAGCACCTTTTCCAGCGATACCTGAACCAGCTCCCGCCGCCAAGAATCTGCCCTTTTTAGTAGTTGCCCAGCTGTCTGCAGCCCGGTTATCCTTGCGAATTTCTGTATCAGGGAATACTTCATGATAATCCTTACTTCCTAAGAGGTCACGAACCTGCCTACCGAAATCGGTGGAAAGGTCGGATGAGTGGGAGACTTCGATTAGTTGCCATTGGGGGTGTCTGCCGAGGGCCCAGGCTGGGAAATAGATAGAGGTGATGAGGGACTTGGATGAACGCGGCGATACAAAGACCATTGCGCGTTTGTCTTCACCCGATTCCACCCGCATGAGAACATCGCAGAGATATCGGTGGTGGGGACCCACTGAAAACTGGGGGTCCATGAGAAGGACGAATGCGAGAAGGTCTTCTCTAGCCGCTTGGATTGCAACCCTGGTGGCAGAGTTGAGGTCTTCTTTGGTATAGACTTGTTCATTTTCCGTCATTCTGGAAATCCTTAGGCAAGTACTTTTTGCCTCCCCATTCCATGAGGGTACGCTTCCATTCAGGAAGTTTGTCAATCTTTATGTTAGAGGAATCCTTAGCCGTTTTCGGCTTTATTGGTTTCTTTGTTCGTCGTGAATTGGTCAACATCATCTCCATTGTCAGTTACCAGCTTCGGTGCTGATATCTTCCGCAACCTCTGTATATCCTTGGCAATATCTTCTGGATTTTCTCCAGTAGACCAGGGATTCTTTTCATCGGTAATGATCTGCCTATCACTAAACATAGCGATATGTTTGCCCATCAATTCCAGGGCGCGGATAGCGGAGGGGAGTTCGTCGTCACGCTCGGCCTTTTCCGAAATGGCATTAAGGCGGCGAATGATTTCAGCGGCATCAACACCGGCCCGCTGACCAGCCTTATTTTTGATATGTGTTATGTAGGATTGGATTTCAGGTCTGTCGAAGAATTTACCAGAGTTCCTGTCGGCAGTCTGTTCTGCGTAGCCAGCGCGAAGGAGTGCCTTGGTCGGACGTAGGTCCTTTATAAATTCCTCACATGCCTTACGCTGTAGGGCAGATAGGGCTGAGCCGGGCTCCTTCTTATCTATCATTCTACTTGATTGGGTCTTTGCAGCTTTTTAAGGAGCCAGTCAGGTAGCATACCCCCTGCACCGGGTGGGGAGCGTCTAAGCATGGGAGACATCTTAACCGTGCCACTCGGGAGATTTTGGGTTAGTGCTTCTTGCTGGACCTCTGGCCTGCTTTGGGCCTGTATCATCCGATATAGTTTAGCTTGGTCAGTGACGCCCGATCCTCGTGACCGCTCGGCCATAACCTTGGGATCGAGACGATTAAATCGTTCTGGCATGCGGTCTGTTCGTCTAGAATCGACAGGGGCACCCCCCATACCAAACATCTCCAGTAGGTTGGATATACCTAGTTGGTCAAGGGAATCTTGCCAGTCACCTTCCTCCCACTTACGGTTATATCCTCCTTCATCTTCTCTACTCGGACCACGGTAGGGTACCCGAGACCCCTCCGCCGCCCTTGCCGCCGCCGCGTCCACTGCCCGCTGCCGATCAGCGCCCAGACCTTCCAAAATGTTAATGGGGACCTTGGGGCCATCTGCACCTTCCGGCGGATTACGTCCTGTAACTTGTGGTCCCCTGCCCATACCAAACATCTCCATCAGTTGGGATATACCTAGCTGATCAAGGGATCTTTGCCAGTCTCCTGTTTTCCACTTACGGTTATATGGTTCATCTCTATCGAAAGGCATAATGTATTCCTTGAATTAACTCTTTTTTCATTTAAAAGCTTGGCGACGGCCAACTCGAAAGTCTTTCTCGCTCTTCAATTTTAGCTACCTTCATGTCACTGCGTGTTCACGGGAGATTTGTCATGTCTACGGGTTACTCTTGATGGATATACCCAGTCATTAACCTGACTAGTCATTTCTGGACCTAACAACTCTTCTATATAATTTAGAGTTCTGCTTGCTGCTTTATCTGCTCCAGTTGCTACTTGATTTGCTGCTGAAACACCTGGGTTTACTACGTACCTTTCCAGCATGCGAAGTAAACTCTCCATGCCGGTGCCCGCAGACCTAGTCCCTTTCTCCGCTACAGGTGCTCTCGCCCTTTCAGGACCTAGCATGCCAGTATGTTTAGGTCGCCAATCCGGGCCCGACCGAAAAGATGGCCGCGAGTCGTAAAATATTTGAGGTCTCTCGGTGGGTTCAGACATGTTTAAGAGTTGTCCAATGCCGGGGTTTAGGTCTTCGCGGTATGCCATAATATTGTCCTTGAATTAACTCTATATATAGTGTATCATATAATAGCTTGGGAGACAACTCTCGTCTCCAAACTAAGGGCCCTCATTCTACGGGGGCCCTCTTTTTATTCTGTAAACTTACCAGATATTCCGCTATTCTTTGTGAGGTTTCGGGGGGTACGACTCTGGTATCGCTTTCCACATATCCGAATCTGGCATCTGGAGCTAGACTTTGCATGTAGGCATGCTGGTCATTTAGTTCCATGGGATAATAATCTAGTTCATCATGTGTTAGTTCATGAGCTATAGCAGCAACATCGCTCGCCCTGTTTTTTTCTGACACATCGTACCCGCCTATTTCCATAAGGCGGTCTAGTTCCCTATTCATATTCTCAATATTATTACGATAAACTTCGTTACTTGAAGAGCGCCAAGGCAAGGCTTTTTTATGTAAACCCAGCGTAGCGCCCTGGATAGTATCTTTGGCGGGACCTGCTATGGGACCCCTCGTGGGTTCTGGTCCGTTTACAAGGGTGTTAAGGTTATAGGTTCCTCTGTCTATAGCAGCTTGGACTAGACTTTGCCAACCTTTAGGAACACCCTGTGCGGTTGAAAGGCCAGCTTCAAACTCATCGTGAGCCTGCCCAGTCATAGCTTGTTTAGTTTCCCAGCGATCTAGAAAATCATCCACTAGCCGCTTCTCCTGCTTCCCCAATAAGGGCGTCATCTTCATCGTCTTCCCAATCAGAGAAATCGTCATCCTCCCACTGAGTATTTAAGGTTATCTCTTCATTATTTTCATCAACCCAAGCTCCCTTAATGGTGTGCCGGGGGTTTTGCTTGCGTGCGTCTAGTATATATTGTCGGGCCGCATCCAGGGTGATCTGGTTAAATACCTGTGTTGAGTCGGACTCAACCCACTCTATCTCTAAGGTGCCGAAGTTAGGCATGGGGCTGGCAGCTAACTGGGAAGGGGGCAGGGGCACGTTTCATTTACGCTCCTCATAGTTTTCGATTATGGCCAGCCGGGCCATGATGTTCATCCAATAAGAGTCATCTTCATGCCATGCAACCATAGTGGGCTTCTTATGCCAAACAATGTCGCCGGGCTGGGAATGGATATAGGCACGGAGGACGGGGCTAAATTGTGTGAGCAGGGTGTGGAACTGTGTCTCTCTTTCCGCCTTCGATGGGTTGGCCTTTCCCCGACTGCCCAGCGCGAGGGTTGTATATGGAATGAGGTCCCCTCCTAGTGGGATGGCGCCGACGGCGGGCCCGGTGAACTCCTTACGGTTGGTGGAGAATTCGAGAAGCTCCGGGGCCTCCAACTCTTCCTGATCCACTTTCATTTGTGGGATGGCTTGCATATCACTCATTGTAGATAATTTCACCGGTCATGACTTTCATATAAGTATTATACCATAGGGGGGCAGCTGGCATTTAAGGCAGTTGAGTTCAGTTCAGTCCTGTTCCCTCCACTCACGCCCGCCCATCTTCTCCATATGCAGGCCATTCTCCATATTCCAGGGCGATTTGACGACCG